TGGCGACGTGCTGGAGGTGATGGCAGGGCAATTCGCGGGCCGTCTGGCGCGGTTCCGGCGCATGGTCGAAGGCGCCAACGATCTGCCGATGATCGAGGCGGTTCTGGAATTGCAACTGCTCGGGCGTGATGTGCAGATGGTGATAGACCCGATCAATGCGCGGAGGGCGGAAAATAAATAGCGCAACGCGCTATATCTTATTGCATGGAACGCAAACGAGAGTGAAGAAAATGACCGCCGCTATGATCAAGTTTCACGCAGACGCCATCACCAAAGATACAAATGAAGCAAGCGCAGCTTTTGCCGCCGGGGACAACATGACCGGCGCGATGATCATGGACGCTGTGAAATTCCGCCGCGCAATGCTGCTCAGGAAGGGGATCATCATTGTCTGAGATATTGGATTATTGGGCCGATCTGGGAGACAACCGGATTGGGCCGATCCTGAAGGATCTTGTCGCCGCCATAGATGAAACCGACAGCGCGGACCTTTTGCAGCGCCTTTCGGTGCGGCTGAAGTTCATGGCCGGGTCCGTAAACAGCTTAGCAAAAGTTCACGCGGCAAAAGAAACTGCTCGTAAGCCCGCTGCAAAACGTGGTGGCAGATAATGGGGGATAAGGATTTGACAACTCAGGTCGGCAGCCCCCGCACCATGACCCCAGACGAGATACTTGCCGCGCGCAAAACGCTGTCCCTCACGCAGGGGCAGCTAGCGCCGCTGCTGGGGTATGCACTCAAAGACCGCGTGTCAGAACTTGAGCGCGGCGTCCGCAAGCCCGGCGCCGCCGTTGCGCTGCTGCTGCGGGCGTATCTAGCAGGGTATCGCCCGCAGGATTGGCCATCAGGCGAGTGACGGCACAACCTGTTGCATTTGCCGCAACCTATGGTAGGTTAGCCCTAGATGCCCATTGCAGGCCGCATGCGCCGCTTGGTGCCGCAGGGACGAGACAGCCATACAGGCGCGGTCTCGCTCGCTGCGTAAGCTATTCCGCCATACCATCCCACTCGTGAAGCGCGGCCCTTGCGGCTGCCCGGAGGAAGGCAATGGACGAGCCTAAAAAAGCCGGTCCGCCATTTTTCCCGTGGACACAGGAAATCGAAGACGAGATTTTCGATAGGCTCGCCAAAGGCGAAGCAATCCGCAACATCTGCAAGGATGATTGGCTGCCATCATGGCAAACATTCAGCAGGCGTCTTGCTGGCGACGAGGCATTGCGGATACGATATGCCCGCGCGCGCGAAGAACAAGCCGACAAGCTGTTCGACGAATGCCTTGAAATTGCTGACCAATACGACCAGTCGGCGGAAAAAACCGAGGGCGGAACTGATCATATTGCCCGCGCTAAACTGCGGATCGACACGCGCAAGTGGATGGCCGGAAAGCTGCGGCCAAGGGTCTACGGCGACAAGATGGATCTGAGCGGCAATGTTGGATTCACCGTTACCATCGCAGGCGACGACGCCGAACTTTGAACTGACGGCCCGACAAAAGGAAGTGCGCGCAGTCTTTGCGACTGCGGCAAAATACTTCCTGATCTACGGCGGCTCGCGGTCGGGGAAAACGTTCCTGACGATCTACGTGATCATCATGCGGATGATCAAGGCGCCAGGGTCGCGCCATGTGGTGTTTCGGAATGACGGCATCGACGCAAAACAGTCGGTTGGTAACGAAACCATCCCGTCTGTTCTGAAGCTGGCCTATCCCGGCTTGACGCTGAAATGGCACGATCAGGATGGATATTACGAGGCGCCGAACGGTTCGCAACTGTGGCTGGCGGGGCTGAAGGACAAGGCCCGGCTAGATAAGGTTCTCGGCAAGGAATTTGCCACCATCTACCTCAATGAGGCCTCGCAGATCACGTTGGAGGCGTTCAGCGTGGTCCAGACCCGTTTGGCGCAAACTGTCATGCAGGCCAATGGCAAGCGCCTGCCCCTGCGGCTATACGTTGATCTCAACCCGACTGTCGCGGCGCACTGGACCTATCAGATTTGGGTGAACGGCACCCATCCGGCGGACAATCGGCCCGTGCCGCACCATGCCGAGCAATACCGGTATATGACAATAAACCCGGCTGACAATGCCAGCAATTTGCCGGAGGACTACCTTCAAGCCCTTGCCGCGCTGCCAGAGCGGATGCGGCGCCGGTTCTATGACGGGGCATTCACGGCGGACGATGACAACGCTCTGTGGCGCCGGGCTTGGATCAAGCGCGATAGCCTGCCGGAATACGGGCGCATCGTCATTGCACTGGACCCTGCCGTTACGAACAACCCCGGATCGGACGAAACGGGCATCATCGTTGCGGCGGCAGGGGCCGACAAGCGCGGCTATGTGCTGGCGGACGAAAGCGGGAAGTTTCGGCCCGAGCAATGGGCGCGGCGTGCTATCAGCCTGTTTGATACCTACGGCGCTGATTGCATTGTGGCCGAGACAAACCAAGGCGGCGACATTGTTGAGGCGCTGATCAAGGCCGAGGCACGGGGGCGGACGATCCCGGTCAAACAAGTGACCGCGACACGCGCCAAGCACGTCAGGGCCGAGCCTGTGGCCGCGCTTTACGAGCAGGGCAAGGTCAGGCACGCCGAAGAGTTTGCCACGCTGGAGGATCAAATGTGCGCCTTCACCGTGGACTTTGACCGCAAATCGCAGGGCTACAGCCCGGACCGCGTGGACGCCCTTGTGTGGGCCTTCACGGAACTCTTCCCAGGAATGACTTCGCGGCTGGTTAACCCCGCGAACTTCGCAATACCGCGCCAGCGCGGTGGATGGATGCGCGGATGAAAGATCAACCCGATGACATTCTGGAGGCCGCGCGTGAGCGGATGGATCGGGCAATCAATGCCGATTTGGACAACCGCAGCGAGGCGCTGGACGATCTGCGCATTCTGTCGGGCCTTGAGCAATGGCCGGAGCAGACGCGGCTTGAGCGCGAGGCTGGTGGGCGCCCGTGCCTGACGATCAACCAACTGCCGCAATTCCTGCGCAAGGTCACGGGCGATCTGCGGCAGATGAACCCGGCGATCAAGGTCAGCCCTGCGGATAGAGCGGCATCACCGGACGTTGCGGATATCATCGAGGGCATCGTGCGGCACATCGAATACCGCAGTGACGGACCTTCGGTCTACGAGCGCGCCGGGGAAAGCGCGGCGTCATGCGGTATGGGATTCTTCCGCGTCCTGACCGAGTATGAGGCCGAGGACAGCTTCAACCAAGACCTGCGGCTTGAAAGCATCGCCAACCCTTTTTCGGTCTATGTTGACCCGGATGCGGTGCTGCCAACCCGCGCCGATGCGGAATGGTGGTTCATCACGCAGCCGATGGACTGCGAGGAGTTTGAGCGCCAATACCCGGACGCCGCTGAATCGGACGTGGTCCGCGACGGCACGACAGACAACCTGTCGCACTGGCGCAACGGCGATTCCGTCATCATCGCGGAGTATTTCTGGAAGGAGCGCAAGTCCGCCAATCTGGTGCAGTTTGCCGATGGCCGGGTGGAGATTGACCCGAAAGACAAGACCGGCGCGGTGCAGGAACGCGACACAACGCGGGTCGTGATCAACTGGGCCAAGATCAGCGGTAGCGCGGTGCTTGAGGGGCCGACCGTCCTGCCGGGGCGGCATATCCCGCTCGTCGCGGTCATGGGCGAGGAACTTTACACCGGCGACCGCGTGTATCGATCCAGCGTCATTCGCCACGCCAAAGACCCGCAGCGGCTCTACAATTACTGGTGGTCAGCGCAAACCGAAGTGATGGCGCTGCAACCGAAAGCGCCGTTCATGATCACGGCCACGCAGGTTGCCGGGTTTGAGGAGTTCTGGAACGATCCCCAGGGGAACCGCCCGTATCTGCCCTACAACCCCGATCCGGCGGCTACTGGTGCGCCGCAGCGGGCAGCCCCGCCGCTGGCATCTACCGGCATGGCGCAGATGATTGCGATGGCCGCCAACGATCTGCGCAGCACTACGGGCATTTATGACGCCAGCCTGGGCCAGCGCAGCAATGAAAACAGCGGCGTGGCGATCAGGCAGCGCCAGCAAGAGGCGGACGTATCCACGTCGATCTATGCCGACAACGTGACAAAGGCGGTGCAGCAAGCCGGGCTGATCATGCTGGACCTGATCCCGGTGGCTTACGACACGGCCCGCGTTGTGCGGATTATCGGCAAGGACAAGGCCGTGTCGATGGCGCAGGTCAATCAGCCGGTCATCGATAACGGCATTGAGGCGGTCATCAACGACCTGTCGCGCGGGCGCTATGACGTGATGGTGTCCAGCGGCCCGAGCTTCACCAGCCGCCGCGAAGAGGCCGTTGCGGGCATGATGGAGTTTGTTCGGGTGATGCCGCAGGCCGCGCCGTTGCTGGCCGACCTGATGGCGAAGAGCATGGATTGGCCCGACGCTGACACCATCAGCGAACGGCTGCAGGCGTTGCTGCCCCCTGGTGCGGCGCAGGCAGGACAGCCGCCAAACCAGCAACAGCAGCAGCAGATGGCGCGGCAAATGCAGGCACAGCAGCGGCAAATGGAAGCCGCCAACATCATGCAGGAAATCGAACTGCGGACAAAACTCGCGGAGGCCAAGAAGGCTGAAGCGCAGGCCGCAGAAGCCGAGGCCGACGCAATGAAAGCGCGGCTTGAGGCTATGCAGGCGCAACTGCCTGCCCCGCAACTGGGCTACCAGCCCATGCCGCAGCCGGGCGCACCGGCCTAACCAACCCCCAGAGGAAAACATGAGCGAACAGGATTTGGCAGCCCTTGGGGCAGCCGATGAAGTCGTTACCCCTGCGCCGGAAGCGGCGGAAATCACTGAAGGGCAGGATCAAACCCCGCCCGCCCCGGAAGAAACCGAGGCTGAGAAAACCGAGACGCAGAAGCGGCGTGAGCGCCGGGCTGCGCATGAACAACGGCTGAAGGACCAAGCGGCGGACGCAGAGCGGCGGGCGGCAGAGGCGGAAACCCGCCTGAACCGCATCAAGGCCAGCGCCACCGGAGCGGAGCCGAAAGAGGCCGATTTCGCTGATTTCACGGAATACATGGCTGCCAAGGCCGCGTTTGCGGCGACAAAGGCAATCACTGGGTTCCAAGCGGCGGAAATCGAAGCTGAGGCCGGTCAGGCCAAGCAGGATTTGCAACAAATCGAGGCTGCCCGGTTTCAGGCGCGGCAAGAGGAGTTGGCGCAGTCATTGCCAGAGGCCCGCGCTGTCTATGCGGACTTTGACGCAGCGATTGCGGTGGCAAAACGGGCCGACATCGTGTCGCCTGAACTGTCGATGATGATCCTGGCATCTGATCAGCCCGCCGATCTGGCCTACCACCTCGGGAAAAACCCCGATCTGGCCCGCGCCCTGTCCAACATGCCCCCGATCGAAGCTGCGATGCAACTGGGCCGGATTTCAGCCGGTTTGCAGCGCCCACAACCCAAAACTGTCAGCACTGCACCCGCGCCGATCAACCCCGTGAAACCGGGCGGAACGGCGGCGAAACGCGTCGATGATATGAATTACGACGAATACGCCGCAGCGCGACGGGCTGGCAAAGTCAAGTAAGGACTGGACCGATGGCAAACACTGTCGTTACCCCGAGCATGATTGCGAAAGAGGCGCTTTTCCAACTGGAAAACAACCTCGTTTTCGGCAATCTGTCCTACCGCGCCTATGAAAAGGAATTCAGCGGCGGCCAAGGTTCCACCGTGTCGATTCGCAAGCCGGTGAAGTTCTACACCGCAGACGGCGCGACCCGCGTGAACCAAGACGTCGAAGAAAAGACCACCAACGTGGTCGTTGATCAGCGCAAGCATGTGTCTTGGAAGTTCGCAACGCAGGATCTTACCCTGTCGATTGAGAGCTATTCCGAGCGCTACATCAAGCCCGCGATGGTCACGCTGGCGAACACCATCGACAAGGCGGGCGCCACGCTCTATCGCAGCGTCTGGAACTCGGTGGGCACCCCCGGCACGACCCCGGCGACCTTTGCGGCTGTGGCGAGTGCTGCGCAGCGTCTGGACGAAATGGCTGTCCCTACTGACATGCGGCGCATGGCGGTGAACCCGGCGGCTCGCTATGCCATCGCTGGCAACCAGACCACGCTGAACGCGGTTGGCGACAAGTCGAAGACCGCCTACCAGCGCGCCGAAGTGGGCGAAGTGGCGATGTTCGAAATGTTCTCGACGCAGAACATCGTGAACCACACCGTGGGCGTGGCAACCGGCACTCCGCTGATCAACGGCGCGGCCCAAAACGTGACCTATGCCGCCGCCACCGGATCCAACTGGTCGCAATCGCTGATCACGGACGGCTGGACCAACTCGACCACCGGCATTGTCAAAGCGGGGGACGTGTTCACCATTGCGGGCGTCTATGCCGTCAACCCGGTTCCGGGCGAAGGCACGACCGGCAAGACCGTTCTGCCGTATCTGCAGCAGTTCACGGTGCTTGCGGATGCCAACTCGGGCGCGACGACCGGACCCGCAACGCTGACCATCAGCCCGCCGATCATCACCAGCGGCCCGTTCCAGACCGTTTCGGCGGCGCCTGCGGATAATGCGGCTATGACGGTCTTGGGCACGGGCGGCACTTCCTACCCGCAGAACATCGGGTTCCAGCAGAACGCATTCGCGCTGGTCACGGTTCCGCTGGAAATGCCTGACGGTGCGGCTTTCAAGGCCCGCGAAAGCGCCAATGGCCTCTCGGTGCGCGTGGTCAAGGACTACGACATCGCCAACGACGAGGACATCATCCGTATCGACGTTCTCTACGGCTGGAAAGCGATTTACCCCGATTTGGCCGTGCGCCTCTGGGGCTGATCAACCTTGGCGGGGCTATGACGGCCCCGCCTTTTCTCGCATTCAATGGAGGCTGAAATGTCAGCAGGACCAGCTTGGTTTTACCGCAAGGGCAAGGACGGCGCGGTGGAATCGAAAATCTTCGAAGATGGCAAGTGCCCGCGCGGTTGGAAAGATACGCCCGCTGATCTCATGGCGTCGGATGAGATGCCGGAACCCGATGAGCCGCCGAAGCAAGACCCGGTCGAGTGACGGCAATGACCACTGTCCGCGACATTGCCACCCGTGCGCTGCGTAAGATTGGCGTGACCGATCCCAATGCCGACGAGGCGGCGGCGGCGGTAGATGCGTTCAACGACATGATGCACGGCTGGCGTGCGCGCGGCGTTGATGTGTGGGGCGTGGGCGATGCGACGCGGGGCGGCCTGCCGAATATCTCCGTGAACCTCTCGGATTGGGGCGCTTCAGCCCCTTTCCCTCTGCCAGAAGCCTGCCGTGAGGCCGCGATTTACTGCCTCGCAGAGCGGATTGCGCCGGAATACGGGGCGCAAGTCACCTGGGACACGGGCGCGATGTTCCGCAGCGTTCAGGCGCATTACATGACCATCCCGAAGGTAAAGATCGACACGGCGCTGCGTTTTCCGTCGCCTCGCCTTGGCAGCGTGACACACAATGCCTGAGATCTTCGGCCCATCGCAGTTCGACCCGGTGAACAAGACCGCAAACACCCAGCGGTTATTCAACCTGTTTCGTGAGCCGATCGGGCAACGCAAGTTGCTGCGGTCCTGTGTCGGGCTGACGCAGCGGGCAACGACTGGGCAGTTTTTCTGCCGCGATTTGTTCGATCTGGACGGCAAGTTGTTTGGCGTTTTCGGGCGCAATCTTTACCGGATCAGCGGCGCGACGGTTACGCTGATCGGGGACGTTGGCACCGGTCATGTGCAGTTTTCGCGCAATGCGGAGCGGCTGACGGTGACGGCTGGCGGGCGCTATTTCGTCTGGGACGGGGAGGCGCTGACCGAACCCGCAACCGGCGCGTTTTCGGCGTTTGGCTCGGTGGATTATCTGGCGGGCCGCACCATCCTGACCGAGTTGAATGGAAGTCGGCTCCAATGGTCGGGCATAGACGATCCGTCAACACTGGACGGCCTGAATTTTGCCGCAGCG